CTGGAGAAAATCATCGAAAGGAGAAAGGAGGACGTATGAAACTTGAAATCATCAAAACAGGGAAAGAGTGATACACATGACCCCCTATAAGCCAACCCCTGAAGAATTAGCCCACTGGGCAGAACTCGACAAAGAGGAGGAGCGCAGAGAAGAAAGACCGATTAAACGCATTGGCTACATCCAAGACGCAACGATTATTTTATCGCTGTTGGCAATCATAGCCTCTTTCTTCCGTTAAAAGAAGAAGGACTTTATGAAAGCTGCTAAGGCAATAGCAAGGGTAACCCAAGCGCGTATCTCGATGATAATTTTAGCCCTTCTGCATTGCAGTAAGGCTCGCCCCTTATCGCTTATGCGGTATTGCTGCGGAAAGGACACACCACTATATCTGGGTGATCAACCGGGAGAGTATCCCATGGCTTGTAGACTACTACCAGCAGGACTGGCCCTTTGATTTTGTAGTCCTGGACGAAAGTAGCAGCTTCAAGAACGCGCAGGCGAAGCGATTCAAAAAGCTGAAGCTGGTACGCAGCCGCATTTCCCGTATCGTAGAGCTGACCGGTACACCGGCACCGAATGGGCTTGAGGATCTGTGGGCGCAGGTCTACTTCTCCATTTTTATTTTTTGAAAAACCGCTTGGTTTCTTATACGCCCCGCCTTCAGAACTTCCGGTGCTTGCAAATCTTCCATCCTTATCGCGCGGCTGCGCCCGCTCTTCTTCCTGCAGTGTACCACCGTCCGTGCTATCTGGTAATGTTTCTTCTCCCATTTTACTGGCCTTGTTTGTATTCGGCGTGTATACCGTTTGTGTCCGCGGGTCATACAGCACATCCTGCAACCCAAGCTTCACCCAATTCAGCCCAAGTGGTTCCATGTCCTCGGCAAAGCGCACCTCATCGATCTGCATAAAGTTGGCATCCAGCGCGGTTTTGTATGCTGCAAACCGGCTTTGCTTGTCGCCTTTAAGCAATTCCTTTGTGTCAAACGCCCAGTAAAAACCCCTTTCTCTTTTTCGAGCAGAAAATCTTTGTTCAAAGCGCACTGGATCGTGACCATAAGCGGAATAGCCGCCAGTTTTGCAAGGCTTGCCGTGTTGGTCTCTGTTGCCTTGCCGCCCATAACGTCTGTAGAAATGTGGAAAATCTTTGAAAACTCCGCCGCATTGGACAGCTTGTTTTCGTTTAGCTGCAATTCAACGGCGGTATTTGACGATTCCTTAAAGTCAGTGCCTTTGTTCAGAACAACAAAGTTTTCTGTTCCTTCGCTATCACCGCTGTACAGCCTCGAAAAAGCTGTTCTAAGCGTATTAAGAGAAGCATCATCAAGTCTGTTGTCAGATTTCAAAAATCCTTTCTTGTTACCGCCACGCTTGACCATGCTTTTCTCGAACACAAGTGATGTATAGGCAACTTCGATAAGTTTGCCATTTTCCTGCGTAATGGGAACGCCTGTTGCGCCGTCTTTCGTGTTCCGCAGAATCTTAATAAAGTCAAACGGTCTGTAACTGTTGCCCTGAACCAGAATGTCAAAGTCCTTGAAAATCGGGTCGGTGTTTGTCTGGACGGAAATGCACTGCTCGTCCACATAATGGATGGACTTGAACGCGCCCTTTTCTCGGTTGATGTAGGCATAGCCGCCTTTGCCAAGGAAGTAATCTCGCGTAATTGCCTTCCAAAATTCGTTTGCGTTCAGCGTGTCGCCGGTTTCATCGTTCAGCAGCCGCAGACGGTCATCCTGCTTGACTTCGACTGCCTTGCCGTCGCTTTCCTTGTATAGCTTAATTGGCGTTGACGCGATGATGTTGCCGATCAGGTCAATGCCTCCGCTGACGGTAGGCACTTGCAAAGCCATTTCCCGCGTGACTGTTCCGCCGTTAAGCAGAGCGGTCAACAGCGCGTCATCAAACGATACCGTTCCATCTGTGTCAGCCCGGATTTCCGGCTTTTTTCTGTTCCAAAATGCCATATTGCCCCCCTTATGTTTACAAAACGAAGAGCCGCTACCGGAGCAGCGACCCTTCGTCCTTTTTACTTATGGCTATCAATATATTTTTGCGCATCTTTTCCAGCGCAAAATCCGCCTTGGGCGCACGCTCTTATTTTTCAAGTCATTTTCATTTCCTCCAATTTCGCGCAATCAAAATGATTGTCACAACGCTTAACACAATTTCCGCCAAGTCTAAAGTTATTCTCATATTTTCTTGACAAATGAAGCAGTTTCGTTTATCCTTTTCTTAGGGGGAGGTTTCCCTCCCCGCCCCTTATCCGGTGCACTGTTTGACTATGTCAACCAGTGTCTTGATGAGGTTTAGGATTGCGGTTACCAAGACGATGATTTTGATGGTCTTGTCTTGGTTTCCGCTTTTTTTCTGCTTACTCATTTGCCTTACCTCCTTCCATAATTAAATTATACACGTTTTTGATTATATTGTTAACACTTATTTGATTATTTTTTAAATTTTTTTGTTGACATATCTAATCAATATAGTTTATAATTATTAAAGAAAGAGGTGTTTAAATGTCTGTATCAGATAAAGTAAAGGCTTTGCTTGCGCTATGCGGCAAGCGGAACATAGATGCTGCAAACTATTTTGGAATGTCCGCACAATCTTTTAACAATAAGCTAAGCCGGGGAAGTTTTTCATCAGATGACTTAATTAAGCTGTGCCGTTTTTTGAATGTAAGGCTTTGCTTTGAAACAAAGGGAAACCAAAAAATATATTTGGACGATGCCGCCGAGGAATAACCTTGGCGGTTTTTTTATGTTTGTGCTACAAATACATCACTGCCGAAAAGCATGTCCTGCTGGAGCAGATACACCGCATCAACCGTAGCCATCAGCATGTCAATTTTGCCTGTGCTTTTTTCTTCGCCAGATACATATTCAGGTTGGTGTCATACAGCGCCCGCGCCGCTTGAAAGTTTGCTTCGTATTGCGGATCGGCGTCGTATTCAAATTTCCCGCCTAAAACGATTTCCTGAATCAGCTTAATCGGCGGGTGAAGGACGCTCGAGTGCTGTTTTACTTCCACGCATTCAAAACCAGCTACATCTAGCTTGTTTGCCGTGCTGATGCAGTTATATCGGTCATATCCAATTTGCACCACGTTCACGCCGTACTTTTCGGGTATGTCCATGATGAATTTTTCTATGAATCCATAGTCAACAACCTCATCACCGCACGGAAAACATGAACCACGCTGAATGAAACGCTTGTAATCCGTCCGTTCCATCTGGCTTTTGCTGTCAATCTTGTCGGCCGGAATGAATGACCATGCCTTTGCCGCTATCTTGTCACCGTCGGCGCACACCATAGCCACGGCGCAGTTATCATTTGTCATGGCAAGGTCGATTCCGACATACACATCACGCCCCGCCCAGTCAAACGGCGTTTCATTGCGGCACTTTTTCATAGTGTCGATGCTGATAAATTCCTCGCCGCTGTTACTCGGTACAGAGTAATTCATGTGCTTCGTCAGAAATTCTTCTCGCTCTGAAGGTTTCGCCAGTGCCTTTGCGCGGCTCTGCTTGATCTCATAGTAGTTCTCCGGAACCCGCAGAGGATTGGCCATTTCAAGCCCGATATCGTCCCATAGATGTTCCTCTGGCGCGTAGTAAAGCAGAGCAAACAAGCGGTCGTCGGTTTCCGTCCCGGCGTATATCTTTTTCAGATAATCCAGTTCATCCAGCATGATTGACTTGTCCTCTGCGTACGCCGTGGTCACTTTGAACATAAGCGGATTTTTTACGTTCAACTGCCCAGACTTCATAGCCGCCACGTTGGAATTGTCTTTCATTGCGCCGTATTCGTCAGCGATAAAAGCTGACGGGCGAATGGCGTTGTTTCTGTTTGCCTCGGTTGTTCTTGGCTAGTAGAAACTGTGCGTCAGCGAACACTCAACGCGCCCGGATAATGTTTTTGGAATCTTGAAATATTCCGTCAGTGCCGGGCTTGCTTCTATAATTTGCCGGATGGCTTTCTTGACCTCGCCCGCCAAATCGCGGTCAAGGCAGATTGAATAAAACTCGCTGTAATTTTCCTCGGTCAGCATCAGAACGATAAGCACAAGCGCCACTATAAACGTCTTTGCATTCTTGCGTGGGACAAACAACACTCCCTCGCGGTATCGAAACTTATCGCGGTCTGATTTGCACCGCCACCCAAAGATATTGGCAATAAAAAAGGCCTGGAAATCTTCCAGACCATTATATATTCGCTTGCCCACCACGCCGATGCCGGTTGCAAAATTCATTATCTTTAGCAGATTTTCAACAATTAGTAGCTTTTTATGGTCGAAATAGTACGCATAATTAGCGCTGTTTTGCTTTTCTAAGTCCGCTACAAACCATTCACATTGCGTTTTAACCTCCGGCGTGGTAATTTCCTCTCCGGCTATGCACCGTTTGGCATAATCAAGGGCTTTTTCATACAGCATCAGCGTCACCCCGTAACGCATCCAGCAGAGGGTTAATCTTTGTTTCTGGCTTTTTAGGGATTGCCCTCAGTGCGCTCGCGATTGTAAAGCCGTTTTCTTTCTCAATGGCAAATCGTTTCGCCCTATATACTTCAATCTGCTTGTCTGCGTCCATAATCAGCTTTTATGTGACATTCAAGGACATCAATGCGTATCCGTGTATCCGGTTTGTCTGCCGGCGCTCATACCCCATCTCTACCGCAACGCGCTCCCATGTCATTCCATTTATGTAGCGCAGCCTAAGCAATCGGCGCTGTGTGTCGCTATCCAGCGCTGCAATGTGCTCTTCAATCTCGCGCCGCAACTCCACCAGCCTGTCCACACGGGAATCAATCTCCCTGTCCAGCTCCACCAGCTTTCCCACGCCGTCGGTCAGCTTGCCCGATTCACCACCTCCATGTGGCATTCCGCTGATTGTCGTGGTCATACGTGTCAGCCTCGACATGATGTGCTCTTTCTCCCGCAGCATATCGTTGATTTCTGCATCTGCGATGCGGTATCGAAGCAGGTAGGCCTTTTTATCTTGGTTCGTCACTTTCTCACCTCACAAATAAATAATCGCTTTCCCGGTGTACCTGCAGTGCTGGTGCTCCAGCATCGCTCCCTCGGAATCTTTCCAATCCGGCAGAAAGGCAACCTTGTCGGCCACGTCGATCATGGCAAAACAGATATGCATATAATCGGCGTTACACATGCAGCCCGGCAGAACTGCCGGAGACAGTACAGAATCTGTTGACTTGAATTTTGCTGCCGCTGCAGAGAATTTCTCGCGGTATCCCGGATCGCCGTTAATCTTACCAGCTATGTATATTTTCATTGGATGCCCTCCACCATCGCCTTTACGGCGTCCGCCGTATAGCTGTTCTGCCGGATACTTCTGTTCGCCTCCACCAGCCGCGCCACTTTGGCCTGTTCGGCATTCAGTGCTGCGACCAGGTCGGAAATGCGGAGGTCCATATCATGCAGCTTATCCCGCAGCTGGCAGTTTTCTGCGTAGATCTCGCCATAAGTTCTATTTTCCATCAGCTTCTCCTTTCGCTCTCTCAATCCTTGCTTTCAGGGCCTGCATCAAACACTCTTGTGTATCACCCTGTTGTTTTGCAGGGCTGCCATGACGTCCTGATCCACGCCGCCCTGCACGACGAGGTGATGCACGATGACCGGGTGCTGCTGCCCTTGACGGTGCAGACGCTTGTTGGCCTGCTGGTACTGCTCCAGGCTCCACGTCAGCCCAAACCAAATGATGTGATGGCCCCCGCGCTGCAAATTCAGCCCGTATGCGCAGCTGGCGGGATGGGCCAGCAGTATGTCGACCTCTCCGGCGTTCCACGCCTGTTCATCCTCAGGACCCTTGTAGACCCGAACCCGCAGGCCGGACTTATTAAGCACCGCCAGAATTCGATCCCGGTCATGTTGGAAATTGTAAAACACCAGTGCGTGCTCTCCATGCAGCTGCTCGATAACCTCCAGAAACGCTTCGATCTTGCAGGGGTGTATTTCCATAGCCTTGTGCTCCAGACCGTACACGGCGCCATCGCACAGCTGCAGAAGCTTGTTGATCAATACGGCGGCGCTGCCGGCGGTAACGGTATCCTCGTCGATCTCCAGCAGCATATCCCGCTCCAGTTTGTCGTAGGCTTTTTTCGCCGGCGCATCCAGCGCCACCGGAACAATATCCTCGATGTAGTCCGGCAGCGTCAGATAGTCTTCTGCTTTCATGCTGACACAGATATCGGATATAGCCGTCTGTATCCGGTCACTGGCGTCCTGCTGCGGGCTATATGTCCTGTACTGCTGCCCGGGATGCGCGTAATCCTGTGTGAAGAACTGTTCCCGGTAGCTGGTCATTGTCTTACCCAGCCGTTCCCCACCATTCAGCAAAAAACGCTTGACAGCGCAGAGAGAAAGAGGTATTCTAAAGAACTCGTTGGAGTGAAAACCTCTGATGGAATAGAAATAACGGGCATCAGCCAACACACATACGACAGAGCCGCGCAACGGAACTTATCACCGGGGCAGATTAAAGACACTCTGAAAGCAAAACCAAACAAGTCTAAAACAGATTCATCGTGTAATACTTATGATACCGGGGGCAATAGAGTTGTTGTAAACAGTAAAAACGGAAATATCGTTACAATTATGTACAGGAGGGGCGCAAAATGAAATTTTCAAAAGCAGAAATAGAGTTCATTCGCTCCGAGCTTGGAATTGAAGTCGGAGAAACAGAGGAAAATGAAGAAACGCTGTGCGCCATACAGGACGCGGCGTTTGAAGTTGAAGCCGAAGAAAGCAATCGGCTTGATAAACTTTCCGACCGCGGTAAAATGGCAGTCAGCTTAGTGACCCGCCTCGGAGGGGGAGAATAGTATCACAATCAAATAATTAAGCACGGTGCAGCAATACACCGTGCTTTTTTATACCCATTTTTAGGAGGTGGAAATATGAGAATTGAAATCAGAGCAGACGGCGCGCACATTTCTGGCTATGTCAATGTGACAGAGAAAAAAAGCCGCCCGGTGATCACGCCGCACGGCAAGGTTATTGAGGAAATCGAGCCGAGAGCGTTTCAGGGCGCACTTGACAGAGCAGACAATGTGCCCATGACCGTTGACCATGACCCGGACAGAGTGATTGCAGAAACACGCGCCGGAAATCTTAAATTGCACGAGGACGAAATTGGGCTGCACTACGATGCAGACATT